TCTGTAATAAATTCCGTTCCCGGTCTACGTGTGACTCCACCTTGTGGTTGGCAGATAACATTCTTTGCTGTATCTAAACCATTTTGATATGCATCTAAATCAATACGTGATCGAACTAATGGATCCAACTCACCATTTGTAAAGTTCGTTTGGATGTTAACAAAGCGTGGCATTAGTACCTCACATTAATTAATGAGAAATCTTGTATTGCATTTGTTGGACTTCCTTGGCTATCAATGCTCATTGCTTGACGTAAATAACCGCCACGACCATTCTCGCCAGGAGTACCTTCTGCTATCAGTCTCCAATATTCAGATTTATCTGCTTGATCTGTTATAGGCATTGCTAAATGCCATGCCATTTCATACTTTAAAAACTGAACAAAGTAATGCGGCAGCGCATATTCAGGTACATTGTATTGATAATCAATATACACTTCTTCATAGTCAGTTAATAATTTGTTTCCAATAAGACGATATTCACGTCTAGGATTTGATCCAACTTTACCAGAGTCATATATAGCATTTGGTCGGCCAATAATGTCTGATGGTAGTTGATATTCGTATTTATATTCGTTTGTTGGTGTCGTTACTAGCCGAGCTAGTTGTACCTTTTTAAATGAAAATGACCAATCGTACATGGTCAATGCTCTTATCTTAATGTCTGGATACAGACGGTCACAAATGTTTGATTCATCCGTACCTTCAGTAAATGATGATATAGGATTAGCCCCAAGCATTAATAATGCATCGGAACATATTTTAATATCGGTATCACCTGTAGCCATTTTGTTTCCTTTAAATGTGCAAATAGGTAGGCACCGAAGTACCTACCTGATCTGCATTAAACAACTTAGTCGCTGTCAGTAGCTGATATAGCTGTACCATCACTGATGTCTACAACGCCAGAAGCGTTAGAAACAACAGGGTGTAAGCTGTATGTTGCTGTACCGCCAGTTGATGCATGTAAGTAGATTAAGTCGCCTACTTTTAATAATGATGATGCATCATTAAAGTAGCCTGATGCGTCTACATCTGTTTTAGCATCTGTGGTTTTATAACTCCAAACTTGAGGAGCATTACCAGCTTTAGACTGGCCACCGATTGGTTGCAAATTGTCTTTATTATAAGCCATGTGTTATCTCCTTAGATTAAGTTTCGTCAGCAGATACTTTAACAATACCTTCTGCGTCAATACCAACTGCACCAGCAGAGAACATAGCATTCACTAAGAATGATGTTTTTTCTGGAACATAGTTGATTTCAGTCTTAGGACCCATACCTTCAGCATAACCAACTGCATCTTTATGGAATGCCCAGCATGTACGTACATCACCAGCAGCAAGTGGTAAACCACCTTCAGCTCTGTCGCCTAATACATGGAATGTAAAGCCTAAGAATGTGTTAATGTCGCCACTAACTAAAGCTTTAACTGAGTTGTAGTCAGATGATGTTACTTCTGTTTCACCCAATAATGCTGATAAGTTATTAGCATGGATAATCATATGACGATCTGTTGGAGGTACGTTATTAGAATCCATCTCTTTCTTAGCAGCTAAAAGCTTGTCTAAGTTTAAGTTAGTATCTGCACCACCAACACTTGTTGCAACAGTGCCTACGCCTGATGTTGCATTAAGTGCGTCAAGAATAAGTTGGTCTTGACGACGACCGATAGCATTAGCCACAACTTGCACTAATTCTTGTCTTTCATCAAAGTTAACTTTTTGTTGCATGAAGATGTCAGAATATTCTGCTGCATTCCAATCTTCCATTGTAGCTGTTACTTGTGAGAAATCCACATTCAATGGTGTTACATCTGTTTGTGGAACTCTTAGAGTAGCTACGCCTTTACCCGCTTTAGGGAATTTTGCTGTTGAACCTTCAACACCGCGTCTTTGTCTTACTGCGCCAACAAGCTGTGCTTTAGCCTGGTAAGCCTGTTTAACTTCGGCATCAAATAAGGTAACAAAAGCATTAGATAAACCAATAGCCATTATTGACTCCTTATAGTAATTAATAAATTTGTATTAATCGCTGTGGTATGCCAGAGAAATCTGGGCCGTGCTTGCTATTTACGATAGCCAGACGACAAGCTTACTTGTGTTAAGGGTTGTATACAGAATAGATACAATATGCCTTATCCCCGATTCTACATGGGAACAAGGCGTATTGTCAAGTGATTAACCGAAGTTTTGAGCGAATGCTCTCTCTACTTTTTGTCGATATACAGGATCACTGTTATATCTAGGATCAGCTACCATTTGATATAGCTCATCTTTAGATGGTGCGCCTTCTACCGGTACGCTTTCCGTAGGAACTCGACCTTCGTTAGCTGCAATGACCTTTTCTAATGCCGCAATACCTTTTGCAGTACCGCCCATTACTTTAAATTCCTCAAAGTCATCTTCACCCCAAACACCTTTTTGTACCAATCCTGTTGCCCATTTCACAACACCATTGATTCTAGCATCAGCATTTGGTCCTAACGCTTTACGTTCTGCATCTAAATTAATAGATGCTTCTTTAGCACCCATCATTTGCTGCTCAACAACTTGACCAACCAAGTCATCTAGTGCAGCTTGACTCACGCCATACTCTTTTGCCCAGCTCATAACGTGACTACGCACCGGATCATCTTCTGGTATTTCACCAAATGCAGATGTATCGTAATTACCATCCGCTGGTGCTTTATGCTTACCTTGTGAGATTTGTTTGCGTAGATCCATCCATGACTTAGCAATACCTTCTAAGTCTGGTGCATCTTCTTCAGACTTCCAAAAGTTTTCAGGCCACCAATCAGGTCGCTCTAATGGGTCGTCATTTTCTTCTTGGTTTACCGCAAACTCTTCTTTAGCTTTTAGCTCTTCAGGATCACGATGATCAATTTCTACTTTTTGTGGATTTTCGTCAACACTAGCTTCTTCGACTTCTGGAGTTGCTCCATCGAGTAGGCCAGTGCTTTCTTGTTGCTCCACACTAGGCTCGACTGTTTCTTCCATTATAATTTCCTTGCTCTAATTAGCCTTGCTTCTAAGTCCTTTACTATGCTGTTTTGTCCTTCACGGTAAAACGCGTAGCTTGGATCGCTACCCGGCAAAGCAACGGGTTGCTCAACAACTGCATCACGCAGCCATTTCATTAGTTTTTCCCCGTCCTCACCCCCTAGGACACGTAGACAAAGACGATCTAAGTCGTCTCGCTTTTGATTCGCATCACCAATCTCCAATGGTAATGGATCTTGTAAATCTTCCCATCCAGCCATAATTATCCTTGCTGTTGTGCTACTGCTTCAGCTTCTTGCTGTGCGGCAGCTTGTGCCATTTGCATAGCTTGTTGTTTCATGATTGCTCGTTCAGTTGGTGTTGGTCTTAGCTTCTGAGGAACACCTAACTTCTCAGCAATGTAATCCATCATCTCATCAACTTTAATTGTCATAGATCCTTCAGGCCCAGCTTGTTGTGCAATTTGTGCATACTGTAATATGTTTTGTACATCATCCATATTTTGTGCCATTGCCAATGGAGCTACTGGAGCAATCTTAATTTCTAAACCATTTACTTTTAATGGTAAAGATATTATACCTTGCTGATCCATCACTTGTAGTATTTTAGATACCAATGGAATCATTGTTTCATTAATAAGTCGACCAAACGCAGAGCCTAAGTTTTGAGCCAACTCTTTCATTCTCTCTACTACTTCTGTTGCTGATCGTGCTGACATATTGTCTGGTGGTAATGACTCATCAAGCAAGATGCGTTTAATGTTCATACGTAAGTCATTCATAACCAACTGTGATACATCAAAGTTACCGGCTCTAGGTAAAGGTCTTAATGACTCACCTTGTGGGCCACCATTACGTGCTACAGGAATAATTGCACCTGGCATAATCTTCACTGTGTTAGGATTCAATACACCATCATCTGCTGCTGTATACACACCAGAGATTGTTAATGATGCATTCTTTAATACGAGTTCTTTAGTTTTATTTAATGTCTTTACATCAGGTAATGCTGTGATGAGTGGACCACGACCATAGATTTCACCAGCTAC